GAATACCTTATGAAAAGAGGCGGAATAGGGGGTTTAATGGGCTCAGAAAGCCAAAACACCCCCAGTAATGAGCCCAAAAAGAGCGAAAAGTTAGGGTTAAAGTAGTAACATTATAACAATACTACTATTAATTAAAGTTAAATTGAGTTGTTTTGGTTTATCTTGGTATTTACATTTTCTTTATTTATAAAATATTAAATTGTTTTATACTAGCTTCTTACTGTAGGTTTCTCTATGGTGAGACAATGAATTTCGGTACAGCAAAACATTTAGATAGAATAGTTGAGACGTTAGCACTGTCGGCATTAATGCGGGCGAGCCCTTCCAAGAAAGTTGAAAAGAGATTGAAAGAGATCGCTTTCCCCCTGGAGATTGAATTATGATTTGGCCCCACTGTCCAAATTGTGAATTGCCCCTTTTTGAAATTAGAATTAATGAATCGGATGGTAAAGGCGGGTGTCCAATGTGTTTAAGATTATTTAATGAAAAGAAACCTATACACAAGGAATTAAACAATGGGTAGAAAGAAAGAGTTTGTAGCAAGCAAGTCATTCACGTTGGGACTCTCGGAGTTATTGTATATGGAGAAAAAATGCAACGAACAAAAGATTAAAGCATCCAAATTTATTAATCGTTTGTTACGCAGGGCGATGCTCGCGGACCAGAAGAAAGAAGAACAGAGGCACGGCCCGATCACTTACTGTACAGGATGTGTCGAATATAAGGAATTTGCTAAGGTTTTCGATTCAGAAGGGTTAGATAGCTGGGTTTGCAAAGAGTGTGGCGACGATAAAACCGAAGTTATAGAGTATATGCTCGAGAAGTAAGCAGATTTAAGTAGATACCCATATCTGAGTATGTCGGGCGTCTCGATGGCCGCCCCACAATGGAGAAAATAATGGTAGCAAGACGGAAAGTTAGGAGAGCACGAAGGCGTAAGTCTTTTTCAATAAATCTTTTGGAGACTGGAGCAGGTCTCGCTTTTTTGGATGCGGCAAACGCAGGAACGGCGGCCCAGTCATTCATTAAAGGAGATATTAAGAGCGGATTGGGTGTATTATCAAAAGCCTTTAAAGATAACAAAAACGATTTTATTAAGATTGGAGTTGGAACTCTGGCGGCCAAGTTAGTTCTTGGCAGTATGGGTGGTTCCAAAGTATTGGGTAGTGTAGGCCCATTGAAACTACGCGCATAAGGAGAAAAAATAACGATGGCCTTTTACAGGACGCGCGAAGGCGCAATAACAGCCGCGGATACTTTTACCGCACTCGGGAGTCTTTACGGACAATCGACAACCGCATCAGTTCAGGTCCCCGCTTCGGCGACCTCGATTGTGGGCGTGATCGCAACTATCAGCACAGATAGCGCAAGTAATGGAGCCGCGACATTTGGATGTCAGCTTTCAGGGGATGGCCTTTCTAGTGGTCAGGAAACATTCACAATAGGTTCCCAGGGCGTAGATGGTACACCCGCATCTAACGGGATGACTAATCTACCAATGACTTTGGACACTTCCATATCTGTGGTCGGTTCTAATCAGGTGTCTATTGCAGTTGCAATGGACGTCGATGTTGGTTCAGCCCAAGCCGCAATTACCTTAGTATTCCAATAGGTTAACATGGTTCGCAATAGAAAAGGGCTCGCGCCTTGGTCTCTTGCAAGAGAGGCGGGCATCGAGTCCGCAACAGTAGATGGTACGATTGAAGTTCCCCAATACGTTCAACCTGTCCTGGATACTGGTTTTGTAGATGAGAAGGGAGACTGGAAAGGAGCCAAGAGTGATGATAAGGACTTTATTGCTTTTCACAGTGATCTAGGAATAGCCAACGGTGCCGTGATTATAACGCCCTCGGTTAGGGGTGATGGGACATGGCCTTTAGATATGACAGGATATAGATATTTATTCATAGCTATTAAACCTAGTAATGGCGGTAATTACGCCGTTACTGCGATTATGGGACCTGACACCAATAGTTTTGCGAATCTTAGCCCTGTTAATGCTGGAGCTACCCTCCGCTTTTTTTCGGAAGGATTAACAACAACTGCTCAGGATGTGTTAAATGATAGTGCCGAAGCCCTGACTGCCGATGTATGGAATATATTCTTAATTCAAAGAGCAGGTGTAGAGTACCAAAAACTATTACAGTTTAAGATCACTAACAACAGTGGTGGATCTTCTGATATTGAAACCGCATATATGAGGTTAGTATAATGCCCAGGAAGAAACTAACTAAAGCCCAGGTAAAGCGAATCATTAAGTCTCAATGCACTGGTTTCTATAATCTAATGATAGATAAGATGGGATATCCAGACAGTCATGTAGGAATGAGCATTAACAAACTGTTAGAAACTCATAAGGCATGTACTGCACTTCTAAAACGGATTAAATGAATGTACGAAGATTACAACTGGGAACAGCTCCTGGTTAGGTTCCTCCTGGCGGCGGTCGCAGTGCTTGAAGGGATCAGGATGACAACATAATGCCCTTTGCATTGATTCCTGAAGGGTTTGAACTAAAGAAAGTTACAGCGCTACAGAAACAAGCCGTAGATGAATACTTTGGCCGTGAAAGGCATAGCACGAATATAAACTCTATACTTTCAAATCCCGCAACTATGCAGTTAATTGGAGTAGGGGCGGTAGGATTGGCGACGGTTCATTATTTGCCGTTATTTATTGAAGCTTTAGAAGCAAAAGTTGGTGCCCTTACCCCTGATTTTAAAAAGGGAATTAATGAAGTTGTAAACGACTTAAACCCATTGAATATAGTAAGGGAGAAAGCAGGCTTAAAATCAAACGAAGAACTAATTGCAGAGTTAGAAAGAAGAGCCGAAGCAAAACAAGAAGTTAAATTCACGGTGCCAGGAATATGAATCTTGGAGCAGTAATTGTATTGTTAAAACTTTTCGAGGATAGCGGTATTGTCTCACCAAAGCGTGCCGTTACTCCTCCTACTGGTGAACAGGGCGTTAGACCTGCTTGCGGTTCTGGAGAGAAAGCTGTATTTTTCCAGAATCCAGATAGATGGGTATGTGTACCCAAATTTAATTAATTATGGAAATTACAGCCATCGAATTGATAGGACTTGCCGTTTTCTGGAGTTTCTTTTATTTTTTCTTGTCTCATTTTATCGCAGGATTGAGTCGCGACGCCTGGATAGAATATATCAGGAGTCCAGAATCTGACGAAATGTTACTTGAGGCTTTAGATCCTATTGTAAATGAAATAGATGAAAGGATGCACGAAAAACTGGAAGCGTTTCAATCTTCTTTTTTTGGTTCCCTGGGTGCGGCCAGTAAAAAACTAGACCAATCCACAGGCCAAGCAACGATAAAAGCAGTAACCAGGGACAACCCAATCCTTGGGTTTGTGGCCGAATACCTTATGAAAAGAGGCGGAATAGGGGGTTTAATGGGCTCAGAAAGCCAAAACACCCCCAGTAATGAGCCCAAAAAGAGCGAAAAGTTAGGGTTAAAGTAGTAACATTATAACAATACTACTATTAATTAAAGTTAAATT